TGGGTGTTTAACATCGACCATATTGTCCAATTTATGATCACTACAGTATAGTCCTTTGGTTTCACCTTCGTAGTTAAAAGTAGGTTGTGTGTCACATTTTTCGTGTTTACATGTTGGGTTTGTAACATCGACCATTCCAAGTTCTCTTCCATGTTTACTACAATAAAGACCTTTGGTTTCACCTTCGTAGTTAAAATTAGATCGTGTCTCACATTTTTCGTGTTTACATGTTGGGTGTGTAACATCTACCATTCCAAGTTTTTTTCCATGATCACCACAATATAAACGATGAGTTTCACTAGAGTTTCCTTCAAAATGAAAGTGAGCTCTTTTCCCACATTTTTCAAAACAATGTTCTCTACACCTTTTACCGTTTTGATGTCTCTTCAAGTTTATTGGTAGTATTTCTTTTTTACAAAATTCACATTTAATCTTAACATCAATCTTATCAATCATATTTTTGTTTGATTTTATTAATCTACACCTTTTAGTGTTTTGATGTCTCTTCAAGCTTTTTGGTAGTATTTCTTTTTTACAAAATTCACATTTAATCTTGTTAACCATATTGTTTATATTAAGGTGTATTATCCTTTTAAATTAATAAATATATTTTTAAACCATTGACAGTTTAAAAATATAAAGGGACAAAATATTAATTATCTTGTTTTTTAAACCATTGACAGTTTAAAATTAAATTCCAATTCTACTAGTACATCTTTGTATTAATTCTGATGTGGAAATATTGGGTGTATATTCTATACGGTGAAAAATTCCCAATTCCATGGGTACTTTGAAAAACTCGTCTTGTGAGTGGTCATTTATATGGTGAGCATGAACAACTAGATCGATATTGTTTTGTTGGATGAAATCTTTATCTATAATGAGAGGACTATTTGGTATGACTTCGTCTACATATTTACATGCTGATATTACTTTAACTCTCTCGTCTAGAGAGCAAATAGGTTTTCTTTTATACAGGGATGCATCTTTATCACTGATTACACCTATGATGACTTTATCACCAAATTGTCTTAAAGTTTTAATAAATTCGACGTGACCGTGGTGGAATAGATCACCAACCATATCACCGTAAACAGTTTTCATTTTATATAGGTGTTTGTATTCTTTTAAACAATAACCCAATCACAGTATTTTCTTCTGAAAGTTTCAAGTGGGATGATGGGGATATTTAACTCTATGGCTTTTTTCACCTTTTCAGTGTTATTGGGAGGTATTTTTTTGACAATGACACCAGAAACTTTTACAGACACAGTTTCAGTGGTGTTTAGTATCGATGTTAGAGTTTTATTTCTAAACCCAGAAAGTACCCACAATCCTTCAATTTTCTGTGACTTATCGATAGTGTTGATGAACTGTTCTGAAAAATTCATATTTTTCAACCATTGTATAGTGGATGGTATATTTTCCCATACAAGTGTAGCAGTTTTATCTGAAAATCCTTGACATGTTTTTATTAAATCGATACCATCTTTATCAGAGGTAGGTAGGGGTTTGATAGAAACAGAGGTGAATGCTTCATATAAAATTTTATTTGTGAATAATTTTTCAATCTTTTTGATGCTGATACCGTTTCCTAGTTTACCACTAGCACCTATAATCATTGAGAGGGGTAAAGAATTTAGTTTTTCTAGTTCCTTGCTTATTTTTGTCGCTATTATTTTACTTGAAATACATTCAGTTAGTTGGTCAGTGTTGATGTTACATATATCTTCTATCGTTCTAAACCCTTTATCCCATAATCGTTCGATGGTTTTTGGTCCTAGGTGTTTTATATCTAGTAATTTAAAGAAAGAAATGAACTGTTTTTGGTGTGCGGTTGCACAATCGTTCGTCAATATGATATCAACACCTTGTTCGTCCCAATGATAATTTACTTCTGGAAGAGTGGGTGATGTTGGTTTGATGATACTTAATATTTTTGGAATAACATCACCACTACGAACAATACTGAGTATGGTACCTTTTCCTATGTTCATTGATGTTATATATCTAGCGTTAAAACCAGAGACTCTTTTTATAGTGACACCGTCAATTGTGATGGGATCTAGTATTATGGTTGGTTTTATTTTCCTTGATTTTGAAATATTCCATTCTATATCTTTAACGGTTGTATTTACTTGTGTTAGGATAGAATTATCTTTGAGGGCTATAGAATAGGATGGGTTACCATCTGTATTTCTTTCGTATGGTAATGGTATATTAACAACAAGTCCATCTACAGCCCAAGGTGAATTATCCCTTTCTCTTGATAGAATAATAGGTAATTCATTGAAGTCCCATTGTTCTGGTAATTTGAAGTGGTGAACGGTATACCATCCATGTTTTTGTAATTTATGTAATTGTTCGTGAACAGGTAACTGTAGGACGGATGGTGTTATCCATTCATAAGCAATAAAGCAAATATCTTCTATTCCTTCTGGTACTTTTTTAGAGTTGATTAAACCTGAAACCATATTACGAGCATTAGAATATTTTTCAGACCATTTTTGATGGAACATATCTTTTTTCAGTATCAATTCACCTCTTATCATGAAATTTTTATTACATGTACCTGTACGTACATTGGGAGGTATATATTTAATCCAGTTAAGAACCCATGTAATATCTGTTCCAACTTTTCCGTTACCACGTGTATACATTTTGACACCATTTTTTAAATCGAATGTGACAAGACAAGAAACACCATCTAATTTGTGTTCAACGATGAAATCAGGACATCTTAATTGATGGGTTGTTTCATACCATTTACACCAATCCTTTTTATTTGTAATTTTATCTAAACTTCCCAACCATACAGGTAGATTAACTCTGTTATTACTTACAGTGGAACCTACAGGTGGACTCCAATTTGGATCTCTACGTTGTATAACTTCTTGTAATAAATCAAACTGCCAATCATGTAGTTTACATTCCGATGTGTTATAGTATTTGTCTGAACACCAATACCATAATTCTTTCAATAATTTGACATCTTCTGAGTCAAAAAAACGTATAGTATCAGTAGTAGTACTTTCCGAGAGCACATCAACAACAGTTTTTGGATTAATCATTTTCTTATATACTATATCATTGATACGTTTAAAACAAAATCATTTTCTTTTTACTTTGTGTAAATTAATTATACTTTAAACATAAATATACTATTATTGTAAATGATACATAAATCTGTTTCAACAATAAAAGATATGATGATTATAATCTACATATCATCTGTATTGTATAGAGATAACGGAAACGAAAAACTTGATAAAAAAAAATAAAAGTTAATGCTTTATAATAAAATAATATAAAATGGTAAAGAGGAAAAGAGATGATGGTATTTCTGTTCAACTGAGAAAAAAGAAAAAGGGTGAAACCCAAGGAAAGGAAAAAGCAAGAAAGAAGTGGAGAATTTATCAAAAACAACTTTCAGATAATTTCATAGCTACATTCAAAAGAATTCACGGTGGTAAAAATGATTGTGTCATCAACGCGTTTGAAATGTTACAGTATATCAGCCCAGAAACTGCTGCTATTATGAGAATATTAAGACCCGGTATGACATTAAATGAGGATGAAATATTAAAGATATTACCTCTTTTCTATTCAAACAAAAATGTTAAATTCAAAGTATTAAAGGAAAATATCGGTTATTCAGTTGAAGAATTCAACAAACAACATTCAATGATTCGAAAAAATCATGCCGCAATAGGTTATATTTTCAGAATGAAAAAAGATTTGACATCATCAGGTCATTTCTTTGTTGTTGCTAAAGATAAAGATGGTAAAACTTATATCATTGATCCTCAAGTATTCAAAAAGGAAGACAATTTCATGGGACAATGTCCTAATGATGACTGTACAGAATATTACAACTATATAAGTGGTAAAGGGTATAATTTTTTTGGTTTTGTTACATACCTTCGTGAAGAAATTAGAAAATAAATAATAAAACGGTTTAAAAACACCTATATATTATAGTAGAACATATCCTAGATGGCGCAATCGGTAGCGCGCCCGGCTGTTAACCGGTAGGTTGGGAGTTCGAGCCTCTCTCTGGGAGTATTTTGCCATAATAGCTTAGTGGTAGAGCATTTGCCTTGTAAGTAAAAGGTCGGTGGTTCAATCCCACCTTATGGCTTTTCTGTTCCATTAACTCAGTTGGTAGAGTGTTGGTCTTATGAGCCATTGGTCACGGGTTCAAGCCCCGTATGGAACAAATACATTTTATAACCACTTTACGGTTATAAAATTAATTAACGGTATTACAATATCATTTACTTACGACGTCGTCGTTTACCACCACTAGTGTTCATAACGATAAGAATAATAATGGCTAAAAGAAGAACACTTCCACCTACAATAACGGCTATACCTAATGGAGTTTCAAAAAACGGTTTCTTTGGGAAGAAATCACATGTGATTTGTTTTAAAATTTTGGGGGTAGCCAATATAGTATTAACAGCATCTTTAACACAAGGAATATATTTGACTTGATTTTTTTCAGGTACGTTCTTAAAAACATTTTGAGACTCTATATAAAGGGTCAAAATCATCAATAAAACTGGGGATTTTTCATCTTTATCATTTGAATTTAAAGTATCTTCACAGTTTTTTATCACTTTCTTTAAATCATTAATGTCTTGATTGTCAGAACTTGCACTCGCTAAAATTTTTTCACATGTTTTTCTAACATCATCTTTGTATTTTGATGGATTGTCCATAAAATTTTTAAGTGCTAACACAACCGATTTAGCAATAGGATCTTTATCAGTATCTGGACACTTATTATCAGTATTTGGATTACTCATTTCTTATTAAAAAAGATTTTTTTTTTATAAATTTATTTAAAAACACAAGAAATATATTAGTAATAAGCATTCTTGGCCGAGTGGTTAAGGCGATGGACTTAAGCCCCATTGGACAGTGTCCGCGTGGGTTCGAACCCCACAGAATGCACCATATAGCGGATTGGCGCAGAGGTTTAGCGCGTTGGGCTCATAACCCAAAGGTCCCTTGATCGAAACAAGGATCCGCTATAATTTTTGTATTTTTATAACATAGTAGTGGTTATAAAAATACATTTCATGGAATTATTGGTCTGTTGTACAGAACCAAATATTCCATTGTATTTCACCTGTACTACCAAAATTACTAGCACGTATATCTGTTGACCCTGAACTTGAATTTAAATATCTCAATCTCACCCAGTAATCACCAGCGTTACCAAAAAGAACAACTTGTCTACTATTTGTAAATACATTGTTTACAACACCCATACTTCCACATACTCTGTCACAGTTTGTTGAAATAGAAAATGGTAATGTGAAATAAACCCATTGAGGGAAACCGCTACTGTTAAGTCTTTGGTTCCATGCCCCTATAAACGTGACATACACAAGATTTCCGAATCTGAAATATTCACTATGTTTTAAAGTAAAGTTGACAACATCTGGATCTGTTTGTTGTGGTGTATTAACCGTTACAGTTGTTTTCAATTTTGCATCATAAGTTTGCATAAAATTAAAATAAGGACTAGCCATACCAGAACCGATTTGTAAAGTACCAGTTGATGATATATCTCCAGTATTAATTAAACCAGTTGTGTTTGTAGTAGAAGTTACATCCAATGTTCCTTGCACTACAATATTATTTGATGAGATTGTGTCATTTTCTCCAACCTGTAATTTACTAGTTCCATTTGTAGATACATTTAGTGTGTTATTTCCACTTCTGTAAATACCTGTATCTGTATCATTTATAAATGAAAGAGATGGTTCCGCTTCTGTACCATCTTCTAATTCTATAGTATCTGTTGTTCCACCTGAAATAATAACACCTTTTTGAAAAGAATCTGTATTATTGATTTTAAATGTCATTTTATTATTATAAAGATATATTACATGTTTTCTGATGCATTTTACATTCCACTGTGGTGGGAAATTCTTGAAAACATTTTTCACATGTATATTCTTCATTAACACTGTATATATGCATCTTTTATCTTTTATATTGTATTCATATAATATTCATAAATTCTTTTAGACACAACAGGTCCTATTTTTCTACCCTTAAGAGTTGTAATATCTTTCAGTATATTTTCAGGTTCTTCACTCTGTGAATACTCTCTTATTAAGGTGATAACGTTTTTATATTTAGTCACAATGGGTATAGCCGTGTATTCTGTTACACCTGGAATAAGAGAAAGTGAATTTACGAACCAAATATCAGGTGTTATGTTATCCCTTTTCTTTTTTTTCAAACTGATAGAGTATTGTAAATCTGTTGATTTTACAACACCATTATCACCAGTAGTTGTGAACCATTCTGGGTTTTTTTCAATCTTATCCGATATGTTTTTGAGAAAGTTGACTGTTCCTTCTATCCCAGATGTTTGAAACAACTTCAATCCATCTCTCCACATCGTGTTTATCTGTGCAGACAAAAGGGTTTTATCAGAATATTTTCCCTGTTTACCAAAGAACTTTTTCACTACAGTTTTGTTTTCAATCAGATATAATATCCTGTTCCTTGGTATTCCACAGTTCATCAATCGACATTTCTGTTCCCTATAACGTCCATCAGTAATAGAAGATAAAAGATCAACGGTTGTTTTTCTCTCTATAACGAGAATCGGTTCTTCTGTATCCTCTTGACGGAAAATAACATCGCCTAAATCCAACTGTTCCGTACTAAAGGATATTCCCCTTTTCTCAACCTCCCCAATCAAATCTCTCTCACGACAATCAATAACAATGTTTATTACTGAAACCTTCGTATTCATCTTTATTGTATCAACTTTCAGTTTTTGTATTAAAGGATTTTATTTTTAAACTAAATTCAGTTTAAAAATTGTTTAAAAGTGTATTAAATTTATTAAGGGTCAGGTGCATATGGTAAATTAGCAAAATCGTGAGTGGGGTAGTTTTGAACATTTGTATAATCATCGAAAACCAATTCACCAGTGAGTTTATTATAAAATACACCAGCTCGATTCAAATATCCTCTTGCCTCTGAAGGGGTGTCATAATTATCTTGTTGCCACGTAGAACGCATTGGATAGACGTAAAAACCAGGACTAACCGAATTAAAGTCTTTTTTGGACGAATTCAAAACAGTAGAATACTCCTTTTGTTGTAAACGTCCAGCGTTTGCTCCAATAGCATTAGAGTATTGTCCCTGTAAAAACTTTCCAGCTTGCCTACCAATAGCCACAGCAGCTTCTTGTTGCAAATCATTTCCAGAGAATGTACCTATAGCGACAGTGTTATTCTTTTGATCAGAATTTCCACTTTGACAACCAATAGCAACTGATGTAATACCTTGATTTGAAACGGCACTAAAAGCACCAATAGCAACGGAACACTCCCCTTGAGATGTTTTTCCACTGTCATTACCTATAGCAACGGAATTTATTTTTTGATCAGTATTTCCAGCATTACAACCAACAGCAACAGAAGTGATACCTTGATTGGTTGTACCACTAAAAGCACCAACAGCCACACTACAATCCCCTTGAGATGTTTTTCCACTGTCATTACCTATAGCAACGGAATTTTGAGATTGATTTTGATACCCTGAGAATAAACCAATAGCGACAGTGTTATTCTTTTGATCAGTATTTCCAGCATTACAACCAACAGCAACAGAAGTGATACCTTGATTGGTTGTACCACTAAAAGCACCAACAGCCACACTACAATCCCCTTGTGTCGTTTTTCCACTCTCATTACCTATAGCAACGGAATTTATTTTTTGATCAGTATTTCCAGAATAATGTCCAATAGCGACGGTTTGGTTTCCTTGATTGGTATTTCCAGCTTGACAACCAACAGCAACAGAAGTGATACCTTGATTGGTTGTACCACTAAAAGCACCAACAGTGACACTACACTCACCTTGTGTCGTTTTTCCACTATCTAAACCAATCGAAACACTGTTTTGTGAGGCATTCTGACCGCTATACGGACCAATTGCTATACAATTCGCACCCTGATTTGTCCCAGCGTCTCTACCCAAAGAAACACTACCGTTAGTACCATAAACACTCCAATTTGAACCATCCCACCGTAGGTATTCACCAACTACATTTTGAGTGCCTGAAGCTAATGTAATATTACTAATTCTGATTGGATAATATGTTAAACCTGTGGTTGAAGTTAAACAAACTGCTAAATCACCAGTGTTGAAAGTGATATTACCTACGACTACATTATTAGCGGTACATTCATAATACGTCCCCACGGTCTGAGGGGAAGGTAGGGTGACGGCAGATGAAAAATTACCAAGTTTAACAAACTGGGTTCCATCTATACCATCAACACCATTTTGACCTGCTTCACCTTGAGGACCTGCTTCACCTTGAATTCCTTGAGGACCTGTAGTACCGGTAGGACCTGCTTCACCTTGAATTCCTTGAGGACCTGTAGGACCTTGAGGACCTGCTTCACCTTGAATTCCTTGAGGACCTGTAGGACCTTGAGGACCTGCTTCACCTTGAATTCCTTGAGGACCGGTAGGACCGGTAGGACCTGTAGGACCTGCTATATTACCTGCATTATCCCAACTACTACCATTCCAAATAAACAAAGAACTATCACTGTCACTTATAAAAGCATCTCCTATCGCATTTTCGTTTGCAGGTAAATTATCCTCATTTGTGACCGTCCCCTTAAAAGTAATACCTGTTCCGGTAGAACCTTGTAATCCTTGAGGACCTGTAGGACCGGTAGGACCTGCTTCACCTTGAGGACCTGTAGGACCGGTAGAACCTTGTAATCCTTGAGGACCTGTAGGACCTTGAGGACCTTGAGGACCTTGTAATCCTGTAGGACCTTGAGGACCTTGAGGACCTTGAGGACCTGTTTCACCTTTATCATTTTGAGGTCCACTACTTGCATTCTTTATTTTATTCATAAATTGTGGTTTGTATCCATTAAACGACATTTTTATTATTAGGGACTATAACTAATATTTTCTTTCTTTCTCTCCAATGTTTTTTCAGAACACTATAATCATCAACAAGATCGAAAACAAGAGGGATACCTTTTTAGTTCTGAAAATTCTTCCAAGGTATTGAATGAAATAATCTTTAAGGTCTGAAGCTATGATGAGAGAATCTAATTTTTTATGGTTACATATTCAAAATTAGCAAAATCGTTAACTAATATTTAACTGTTTTTCAATTTTAGTCAATCTCTCCTTCAATAATGTGTTCTCCTCATACAAGTCTTTAATCAATTTGAGGTTGAAACAAGTAATCTTATCATAATTAATACTTTCAGGTTTCGTCTCTTTCGTACCCTCAATATTGACATCTATTTCAACACCATTCTTATCTGTTTCCTTTTTTGTTTCATAAAAATCTCTATATACCACCAATTCTCGAAGAGAAGGGTATTGGTCTAAATGTTCGGCGATGAAACCAACCTGACATCCTGTAAATTGTGGGTTGATTTCTTCCTTGTAATGGAAACAATACGGTTCAATATTTAAGATGTCTTTATACCCTTCAACAGGTTTTAAATCTTTCTTGTATCGTAATGAAGAAGTGTTATAAACAAACTCTCCAGTTGATGTGTCGTATTGAAGGGTGGTTGCACTACCACTACGAACAGGTTTAACATAAAAACCACTATTCGTTCCGTTTAAAGTAGTCCCAGTTGCATTCAAAACAATACTATTTTGTGATTGACTCGAATAACCGGAGTATTGACCTATTGCAATAGCACCTGAACCCTGAGAACTTGAACCTGCTAAATAGCCCATAGCAATACTAAAACTACCTTGTTGAAATTCTCCACTTTGCATCCCCAAAGCGATACTAACGTCTCCCTGTTGATAATCACCAGCATATCGTCCAATACTAATAGAAGCATTGCCTTGGTCTGTTCCGGCCGCGTTTTCTCCAATAGCAACTGAATTACCTTGATTAGTTTTCCCACTCTCATAACCCATTGAAACCCCTTTACTTGCTTGGTTTGTTAATCCACAATCTTTCCCAATTTTTACCTTATCACCCCCTTCAACAACCCATTGACTGTTTGTATTATCCCAAGAAATGTATTCTCCGTTTTGTGTTCCAGTAACATTAAAACCAGGTCCTATTTCACCCTGAGGTCCTTGAGGTCCTTGACCATTCATTATTCGATTCATAAATTGTGGTTTATATCCATTAAACGACATTTTTATTATTAGGGACTATAACTAATATTTTCTTTTTTGTATGTTAGTACACTACCACCATGTTCAATATAAATTTTCTTTCTTTCTCTCCAATGTTTTTTCAGAACACTATAATCATCAACAAGGTCGAAAACAAGAGGAATTCCTTTTTTAGTTCTGAAAATTCTCCCAAGGTATTGAATGAAATAATCTTTAAGGTCTGAAGCTATGATGAGAGAATCTAATTTTTTATGATCAAAACCAGTTCCAACCTTTTGACAAGTACCAATTAAGATACGTGCGTTTTTATTATATTCTTGTTGTGTACCTAATAGGGATGTTGCTTCTTCACCTAGCTTTGATAATAAGTATTCACCTTGATGAATCCTTTTTACGAGAATAAGGAAATTTCTATTTTTAAATTTATTCACGATATCCACGATCAGGGTGTTTCTTTCTTCACATTGTGATTGTGAATCCAGAACCTTTCCCCAGTTGACCGTACCCATTGTATTTTTTTCTATAACTGGTTTAAATCCAGTATTAACTTTGTAAACCATATGTTCCCTATGTAATTTTTTTTCAATCTTCTTAGTGCCAAAGTACCATCCTATAAGTTTTTCCATTTCATCATTGCGATAAGCTGTTGCCGATAATCCGATTAAATACCGAGGTTGTATACATTGTAAAGCTCTGAATAGCGTTTCAGCCAAGACCATATGTAATTCATCAACTATAACAACACCTATTTCGGAAAGCATGGTGGGGTTTATTTTTACCATGTTTTGAGCATTCACTAGTAGAAAGTCGGCTTTAGTATTCCATTCTTTTTTTGTTTTTATTGTATCGATGACAGCATTGGGACAGAAATCTTTTATACTTTGTTCCCATTGTTTCAAGAGAACAATTTTGTTTACTATAACAAGTGTTTGTTTTTGAATAGTAGTGGCGATATTTATTGAAGTAATAGTTTTTCCGAAACCACAAGGCATACTTAAAATAACACTACATTGTTTATTTAGTATTTTGAGTGCATCTTTCTTGACTATTTTTTGTTCGTCTCTAAGTTTACCATTGAATTTTATTTTCATCGGATGGAATTTTTTATTACTTTTCCATATAGAGTGTGATATATTCATTACGGTCCAGTTGAAGGGTAATATGATATCATCCTTGATAATATCATATGGAAATAAATATCTCTTACGATTTTTACCGATTTCGATACGTAGTTCAGAATTAATTCTTTCCCTTATAGAGAAAGGTATAGAATCAATATTTATCTTAAAAGACATCTTTTTGTTCTTTGTTCAGTTTATTTTTTATGTAAAGTCTTTTAGGATAAAATTTCATTTTATTTGTTTATATACAGATGAAGTGAAGAAACGATATGTTCAGAATTATTCTTTAGAATGTGTATATCATTATCTGCTATAAAAGAAACACTATCTTTCTTCAATATAGAAGATTTATAGAATTCAGGTGGTTTATACTCTTGGAGTTCACCGTTCAAAACACGGAAAAAGCAGTCTGTTTTATTATGATTATGTATATTAGTTTGTTGTTTAGGTTGCCAAGTCATAACCCATAATGAACATCTTTCATCTCTAAACACGTTCTCGCGGTTATAGTTTATAATATTTATATGTCTATATTTTTTCCAATCATCACCAGTATAATTTTCTATTAATTTTTTGTAAAAATGATGAGAAAAGTATTCATTTTTGTGTAATACCTGTATTCTATTGACAAGAGATTTCAAGTTATACATTTTATTTTACTTTATCATAGTACTTTAAATTACAATTAAAAAATGATGGTTTAATAAAATGACTCCACTTCAACTATTCGTTTTATTCTACCTTGTATGTATACCGGTTAGAATAGGTTTAATTATTTTAGCAAAGAAGACACAAACACAATGGTTAATACCAGTTGCTATTATTATAGGTCTTGGATTTTTAAGACAATATATATTAAATTCACCAGGAGGATTTTCTCAAAAACCAGCGTGGTGGCAACCATTAAGACTTATACATGGTTTATTGTGGTTAACATTTGCTGTATTTATGATTACTAATCCAAAATGTGCTTGGCAGATTCTATTAGTAGATGTTATTATAGGTATCACCGCTTCTTTCTTGCATTATGTACCAATAATATAATGATAATAATAATTAAAATCAAGATAATTATGTCAGGTATAAAAAATCCACAATAATTCTTTGCAACTTTTAGTAAATGACCTTTTCTAAAATCACTTTCTATATCAGTTTGTAAATTATATTTTTCCACAATGCTTGACATATCTGCATTAGCAGGTCCATGAACGAAATTAGGATCACCTTTTATATATTTCGTGTAATCGGAACAAGATGTGAACAGATGAACTGGTAGTGTTCTAAATATTATCATATTCACGTCCATGCCAACTAAATTTTCAAATGGTTTATACTGTGTATTCGCCATTTCAGCAATACATTTTTGGTCGTCAGTACCTTCATCATTGAAATCACATCTCGACTTAATTTCATTAAACAATTTTTTTAAAGCCCACACATAACCAATATATCCACCTGAATTTACAGGTGATTCACCAAACATTCTACGTCTAACATAATCGATAAAAAGATTATCATCTTTACGATCATCGATAGAAAACACTATAGGTTTATTAAATCCTCTAAACCTTGATATAATATCTTTACAGTGAAGAAGTAAAACATCATAACCATCTACAAATATTACTATATCTGTATCTTTCTTCGTCTCCAAGAATTCAGACATTAATTTGAATTTCATGATAAACCCTTCCCATCGTTTTCCCACCCCTAATATTGTAAAATCAATATTATTCTCTTTACACGATTTATCTAAATTAGGGAGATATCCAACTTTATATTCTGTAGCAATAGTAACTATAGAAAATGACATTTTTATTCTAATATAGAATAAAAACATCGGAATGCGAAAAATAGAAAATAAATATGAAAATCCTATAGACAATGTATTATATGATTTATGTGAAAGGGTTTCACCTTATTTTAAATATTGGAATTGGACTCCAAATCATATTACAATGTTGCGATTATTACTATCTACAATAGCTATTATCTTAATAATGAACAATAATTTTATAGGAGGTGCCGTGTTGTATTTTGTTTCATATTTCTTTGATTGTTTAGATGGTCATATGGCTAGAAAATATAAAATGTATTCTAAATTTGGGGATATATTTGATCATATCGTAGACCTTTTTGTTAATGTAACAGTGGTAGTTTTAGTTTTGTTGAAGATTAGAAACGAGAGAATAAGAGTTCTATATGTTGTCACAATATTAGTACTTCTATTGTTAATGAATATTGCAATGGGATGTCAGGAGAAAATATGGGATGATAATAAGGAAGACAAACAGGATGAATATCTATCTTTTTTAAAGAAAATGTGTTACCGTAAAGAGTGGATTAAATGGACGAGATTTTTTGGTTCGGGAACTTTCATTACAGCGGTTACAATAAGTATATTGTTACTTAAATGTCAAAAGTAATTTTTAAACCTTTTATAAGTTTAAAAATTAATATATGAATATTTTATTTCATCAACATTACAATAAGAATTATCGCAACTATCAAAGCCATAACCACACCTAATATGATAAATAACATATTATGGTTCTTTTTATCATCTTTATCATCTTTATCATCGGACAAAATTTCCTCAATACCTTTAGGTGCTTTATTTGTATCAAATATCATTGCTCCACCTAACTGTACCATACCTTGTGGAGTTCCCAATGTTGTTACCTTTTCAATACAAGCAATTTTATTGAATGGATACATGGCCATTTTGAAATAACCATTATCACCCCATTTTGTATCCCAAGAATTTCTCACATGCCAGTAAGGAACATCTTTTCTTGTACCATTATTATCTACTAATATATTTTTAGCAACACCCCAACCCATTACTGATACAGCATGTCCTCCTTCAAACATTAAACTGTAATCAGGGTCGTCAAGAAATTGAACAGTTCCATCTGGTTGGTAATCATGGTTTTCAAGATAAACACCACCATTTAATTGTGTGTGTATTGGGTTCATGAAATTTTTCAAAACAATATAAGTACCTATAATAGGTCCTTGCATATATATATGTTTCTTCAAAATATCAACAGCGTCTGTGTGTCCATTATTAATTGTCACAGTTGATGGATTTTCAATATAGAAAGATGGATAATTCACGTCCTTTCGTCTTCTTTCACATTCACATGGAGGAATCAAATCATTTATATCCGCTGTTGCATGAAAATGTTTCAAAGGGTCACCGGAACAATTCTGATCATCTTGACACCAACTATAATCAAGACATCTATCACTTTTAATTCCACCTGCTTCAATATCTGTCAAAAGAACAGCAGGATTTCCACCATTACATCTTCCTTGACTATAACAAGAAAGACAGTATGTTGCTGATAATTTAGGGTTTACTTTAGTCAAACCATTGGTTACAAAATTATCGGAAATAACTCTCGATGTTGAATAAGCCCAACAACTTCCACATAATAATTGACTTCCGGGTGTTGATATATGTTTTTTCTTATTTGTTATTTGTGTTGAATCATCACTATCATGACGTCCCCATGAAAAATTTTCAGGTAATTCACTGACGCTAATATCCTGAAGAGCAGGGTAATCTGATTTTTTATATCTAGGTAAAACATCTGTTAAACGAATATCAGCATTTACAGGAGGTATTATTATTCTGTCTTCTGGTTTTCCGTCAACGATAATATCACCCAATGTTCCAGCTGGTGGTTCTTCATCTATATAGGTTGGTTTTAAAGAAGCTAGATGTTGTTCGTAATCTTTATTTATATGAATGCTCATTTATATTATAAATATAAATTTCATTTACATAAAAAAGATGACTTATGTATTGGGAATAGATATCGGAATTAACAATTTAGCTATTGTTTTAGTTAAAGTTTCACCTGATTGGAAAATAGAAAGTATTGAAGAATGTAAGTTAATAAATATTACAGAGTTCAAACATAAAACAATAGAATTAATAGATTGTAAACTGTTTCACACAAAAACAATGACAGATTGGTTAGAACATGTATTTCAAGAAGAGTGTGATATATTCTCTATCGCAGAATATATACTAATAGAACGTCAACCACCTCACGGTTTTGTTTCTGTAGAACAATTGATATTTAGTAAGTTTCGACAAAAATCTATATTGGTACATCCAAATTCTGTATCTGCTTGGATTTTTCCCAATTCTACTGTAAACACATATGAAGAAAGGAAACTAAAATCCGAACAGTACGCAACAGGCGTATTTGAAAAATGTGATTCTTTACATTTTTATTCATGGATTTTAATGGAACGTAAACATGATATTGCAGATGCAATATGTATGATTAGTTATTGGTTGAATAATAAACACAATGAATGGGATAAAGATGAAAGAAGAAAAAAATTCGACACGTTAACAATAAAAACAGATGAAGGGGGTAAACAAAAAGTAAACGATTGGTTTGAAAAATACAGATACACAGGTTGAATAGTTTAATAAAAGGAATTTAACCCTTTAATAACTTGTGTTTTTTTAAAAGGTTGTCTCCTTTGTTTTTTGTTTTTATAAATAATCAAGTACCATTCTGTTTATATCAGGTATCAAATATGGATCTAACAAATGAAATAATACATTGTGTTATTTATCTTTCACGATGTTTAGCAGTTTAACCGAATTAAACCTTTAAAAATCATTTATTTACAGTTTCAATGAACTTTAAAATACTTGAAATTATATTACTGTAACTTTCTATATTAAATTCTCTATTTTCGTCAGCGGAAACAATCATTTTCTCACATTTACAAATCTCATCATTTAGAATCCAATCATCATGATATTTATGACATTTTTCTAAATATGAAAGTTCGATGTTTTCACCCTCACGAGCTCTCTTTTTTATTCTTTCACTACTACATTTAGGATTGGTACGTAAATATACAATCTTATCATATCTAACATCATTGAAAAATTCATCAAACCAATTCATGTAAATCTTATAATCAATATCACAAATAATACCATCATCATGTAACATCTTGGCAAAAACCCATTTATCTGTAAGTAGAGAGCGTTCAGACAATATGATAGAGTGTGGATTTTCCCTTATGGTTTTACGTAATATTGCTAATCTTGAAATATAGGCCATCATCTGGAATGAAAAAGCCCATTTTTTACTATCTGCGTAAAACTTTGCAAGGATAGGTTCCCCTTCTTTATCCGTTATCTTCGTCCATTCATCTACAGGTTCTTGAAGAAAGATAATAGGTTTACTTGTTTTGAAATTTTCCATCATTTTAATCAATGTGGATTTCCCAGTTCCTATATTTCCTTCGATAGATACAATAATAGCCATTTTCTTCTTTTCTTGTTCTTAGTACAGAATAGTTATTGATAAATCATTTTTTTTTAAAAAATATCTAGTATTGTAGCAGCTCCAGCTCCAGCAGCTGCAAATTTAAATTTATTTACTATATAAATTGCTAAGACAGAAAACAGTAATAATATTACTCCAACTATTATAAGAGTTTCACCTAATGATTTACGACCCTTTTTTTCGTCAGATTTAGTTGCTTTATTTGCCCAAGAAAGTGACCTTATACCAACTATTATAAGTATAATTGATATTATTATGAAGAAAATACCTGCGACATAGGTAGAAAATTTTCCAAATGATTGAGCATCTTTATATATTCCCATTTATTATATATATTTTTTTATAACTATTAAGTTATAAAAAAAAATAGAATGAATTAATATCCACCAAGGGTTTTATATGATTGCATAGAGTATGCACTGTTGACGTATTGTTGTCCTCTTCCAGACTGTGCTTCTTGAGCCATAGCACGTTTGTAAGAATATGTTCCACAAGCTGGTTGTGTTGTAGCTCCACGTTGTCCTCCAAAGTTACCAGCAACTTCATTGATAGCACGAAGATTATTATTGGTATTATACAAATTACTGGAATGAGTAGTTCCGTAAATATTACCCTTAATACCGGCAACATCGAGAGGTAAATATTCGACGTATTGTGGACGAGATACGTCATTTTCAACAGAAACTCTGTCAACAGCACTGTTACATCCTCTTGACTTGGTATTATAGGAATTCAAACATGCTGGACGACCTGCGGAATCATATCCATGCCACGTAGGACAAACCATGTTCTGAGGGTTCAAGAATCTATCTGATTCTATTTTACTGGCGTAGGCGGTATCCACCTTACATGTTCTAATTGATGATTCTAATGATATAGTAGACATATTATTTTATTAAATAATAAATATATTTTTTTAATTTGTAAATTAAAGTAAAGATATATTTATTATAAAAATACATGAGTATAATAACTAAAAATTTACTAGTGGGATATCAGTATACTGGAAAATCATGGTTTTGTGACTTTGTGAAAGGAAACATCAAGAAAAAACATGATTATAATGAAACTACAGGTATTAAATTTCATTATATAACGATAAACGATATTATAAAGTGTAAATCAACCTTTTTAGAGTATTTTCAATGTATCGGAAAAAGAAAATCAAAATACTCTGCAAACAAGTTATATTTTTGGGATACATCTGGGTCTCCAAGGTTCGAATGGATGGCGATAACAATGATGAATTCAAAATGTGTTGAAAATATAATATTCGTATATGATCCATCAAGACCATCAACCCTTAGATATATCAAAGATATATATTTGAAATGTGAAGAAAAAGATAAGATGAATTTTATAGTTTTATGTATAGAATCGGAATATCCAATATTGTGTATGAAACAAGCTGAAAAATGGTGTGAAAGTAATAATTGGGTTCATATTACTATTAACAAAAATACAAACAATATATACATAAACGATGGAGATATATATAATATTAACAAATTAGAAATGACTAAACTTTTTTTTATGTAAAGCATCTTTAGCTGCATTTTGTTGTGAATTTGATTGTTTTGCTGCTACTCCAGTACCTAATATAATTTTACTACTTTTATAATGTTGTGATATTTCATAAATAGTGGTGTATACAAGTCTTTCTTCTTCATTCTTTTCACTCACATATTGTATTTTATAATTTGGTTTACCATCGTATATTTCCTTCAGACGTGTTTTAGCATCAAACAAATCTTCATACTTTAGTGATATTTGTTTTTCATCGAATATGGAAGTAAGTATATCTTTTACAATACAATATCCAATACCATCTTTTAATTGTGTATCTAATATATATTCAGTTACACCAATGAAAGATTCAAAACAGTCTTCTAATAAATCTTTTTTGAATCGAAACTTTGTATTTTCAGATGCCATTATGAAAGGCCAGAATCCCAACTTTTCAGCTTCTTGTGACAAAGTTTCCCTAGATGTATATTTAATTCTCACCCTTGCAACAATTTTGACACCTTGGGGTGTTTTGAGATGTGGAAATCTCTTGTAAGTATATGAAACTATAAATTTATTTATAGAGAGATCACCCAGTTGTTCAAAAAACTCATAATTCGTTTCTGCATTATGAGTTTTGTGTGTAAACGCTTGTTTATACAACTCGAAATTTTTACCTGTTAATAAACAGTCTATATACTGTTTTTTAAGTTTACCACTGAGAAGGACTTTTTCCAATACGGTTCGTAAAGAATTTGACATATTTATTCAATAACGGTTTGATTTTAAAACAACATCAGTTTTAAAATCAATAAGTATTCATTTTTTTATTATTACCAATCACCATCTTCTGTAAATGCTACATTCTTCCATTGTAATATTTTAGTTTCAGGTGTACCCCAATGTTTAATAAGATATGCTTTGATTTCATTTCTAGTAACACTACAGTGAGACGGATATGCATTTTTATACCATTCCTTAAAGTGATTATAAACTTCGTTAAGATGTAAAACACTACCTTCCATATTAATAATAGATTCTTCCAAGTATTCACTTAGTAAATCATTTTCAGCTTCATATCGTTTAGTAGCCTGTTTAACCTTTGCTGGTTCAGATATTGTCTGTCTCCGTTTTCTCCATTCTATCAAAAACCAAGCCAGAGCTTCAATCATCTTTGGAATTTTTTGGTCAAATTCTCTATCAATAGGGAATATTTTCTGACGCATTTGTTCTTCAAAAGTTTCAGGACAGTTATCGGCAAAAGTAGATTCAAAAGGAATTACCCTTATACGATTCCATGTCGCTTTGTCACTTTTCTTTAGAGGTGGTAATTTGTTACAGATGAAGGTCATTTCAAACATGGGTTTGATTTCACGAACATCTTTACCTGCTTGGAATAAATCACGTGCAAAGTACGTATCATTACCACTCAATTTCTTCAAATAACCTATATTCAATTGTTCATCATTATCAGGTTCCTCTAGAACAGCATGACGTACAGGAGCAGCAGCTCTCGCTAATTCAGGAGCAGCAGAACCCAAATTGGTTTTCTTACCTGTAAATAGTGTTGTATCGAACTTCACACTTAATTGTCCCAACATTTTTTCAAATAGATTTTGAGTAACAGATTTACCATTATCACCTTCACCTATCCAAAAATGGATTTTCTTCTGTAAATTACCACCTATGAATAAGTCACAATAATGATTAAGGAAATAAGTCCTAACAGATTCATCTGGGAATATTTTCTTAAAGAAAATATCGACTTCCTCAACCTCTTTAGAATCTGGTGAAAATTCAATATAATCAATCGATAAGGATTTACTCAATTTATCTTCTGGTCTACCTGGTCGGAATTCATCCAATTCAAAATCATATACACCGTTATTGAAACATATTAACATAGGATTTTGATTAAGATTTTCATGAAATTTAGGGTCATAGAAAACTTCCCTTGCTTCTTTCATTACATTACTTTTGAAAGGAGCAGTCTTGAGATTGTTGAGTAATTTACACAATTTAGTTTGTAACTTTCCCAATCGATCTTCTTCACTATCGGCAGTGGAACATTCATGCATTTGTTTAAATGTATCTTTTCGTTGTTTTTCGTAATAGTCCCAAACATCAGTAGAAAGTTTTTCACGTAGAGAATAACCATCTTCTATTTCAGTCCATTTATGATTATGGAAATAATACCACACATTACCTCTTGTATTTTTGTATAATTCACCATAATCATTATACAACATTCGAGCTATATCATTATGATTAGAGTATTCTGCGACACTTTTCTTATTATCCTTATTAATTTCTCTACGCCATTCTAGATATTTAGTTGGATTATCTTGATTAGCATAATACATCAATGTTGCAATAGTTATATCTCTATATTCCATCTTGTCCCACTGCGATATACAAATATTAGCATCGTATTTAGAACTTCTCTGAGAAAATTCATCCCATAAATCAAAAGCTTCACCAGATTCATCACCGAAATTGAATAAAATCCACCCAATCATCAACCATTCACCTCTATCATCTGCTCTAGAATCATTAACCATACTTAGTAAAACACGTGCCTTTTTAAGAAGTTCGGTTGGATTTTCACTAATCTTATCATTATTACGTTTTTTAGCTGTTTTACACTTCACTTGATTTTTTATAGGTGACTCCAAACCATCTACTATTTGCACTGTTTCTCTACCGGACGTATTTACACTCAATATCAAGGGAATATTATAAGTAATGTTATCTTTCGTTAAGTTTATTTTCTTACCGAAAATATTATAAATTTTAATATTTTTAAGGGCTTCCCACAACGATATTTTTTCTAACTCATTATTATAACAACAATTAACTGTATAAGGTTCACTATCAGCTGTTTTTTTAGAACCATAGAGTAACCAAGGAACGGTAACAACAGCTGAATCTATAACAGAAGATGAATCTTCCATATAATTAGAAAAAATATTAGCTTTTTTCATTTCCTCTTTTACGAAAGGTATAAACAAAACTTCTTGGACATTTTTAGACATTATTATTTTAGGATAGTGAAGATGAAACCCATGTTTTACACTTCTATTACCGGAAGTATCTACTTTAATATACGGTTTTTTGGAAAGATAAACACATATAAGGTCTTCTTCTTTTAACCCATCAACCATCTTTCTTAAAACATTATTAAATATACTAATTACACCCAATAATTGTTTGTTACTATACAAGGATAATTCTGTATCATTTATATCAATGTTATCTGTTTCAGGTACTTTTAAATCGATGTCACCTAATATAGGTCTATATTCACTATTAGATACTTCAGCTAACCCATAACACCCTTTACCTTCGAATATATCTTGTTGATATACATCCCAAAAATTATTTAATTCATCACCAGTAATATGAAATTTACCACAAGGTTGTATCATTGATACGTGACTAATCGGAAGATAACCTTTTTTACTGTTATCAACCTTACCATAAACAACATTTTGTCTCAATATGTCAGAAATACGTGTCGGCATTTTTGTATTAACTCAATATTTTCTTATATTGATATTTTCATTTTTTTATTATTCAATAATTAATCTAAAAATATCTAAAACTATATAGTAAAACCATGTATAATATCCAAGAAAAAAGTTTAATACTGATTGATGGTTTCCCAAAATATATTGTAGATAGAAAAGAAGTAAATGAATTTATCAACATTATAGCACTTGAATTTGCTAACAATTATTCACTTACATACCATACAAATATTGTTTATGGTGATCAAAGTGTTTACGTAAAAGGGTATCACAAATATTTTCTAGTTGGACTTAACAAGACCTTGAAAACATTGAATATTATCAATCTAGATAAAATAGAAGAACTTGATATTACTAAACTAAATACAAGGAATACAGAAAATGCATTACAAGATGATTGTGAATATTCATGGTCTGATTTTATGTTTAATCCATTTTCTTGGTTTTTTTAGGAATTTCACTATAACAAAGGGGACAAACCGATTTCCATTTAATCCATTCATTTAAACATTCGGAATGAAAAGTATGTTTACATTCATGTAGATAAATTACCTTTTCTTCATTTATTATATTTTCCTTACATATAACACATTCATATTCTTCATTTTCATTATATTTTTCTTCATCACCGTTGTATTGAATATTTTCATCTCTTTTCAGTACAGAATCTTGTAAACTCTCTGTTTGAACTTCGTCGTATATATCTTCTAAAAATTCATCTTGGGTTAAATTTACAATTGATAATAAAGTCATAATGTTATACATATTGGTATACAATTCTTCTAATGATATATCGTCTAAATATTCTATTGTTTCACTATCATTATCATTCTCCATTATATTGTTTAATATAATATATATGTTATTTTAAATTCGATATTATAATAAAAACCAAGAAAATGAAACCTGAAAACAAAAAAAGAAAACTTTATAACCCTATTACTAAAAGATATGTCAGTATATCCAGTCCAACTGGTAAACGTATTCTTAGTGGTAATCAAGTTATAATATATACTAGAAGTGGATGTCCTTATTGTAAAAAGGCAAAGAAACTTTTTGATAGTAAAAAAATACCTTATAAAGATGTTCTTGTCGTGAGAGGACAAGAAGACCGTATTTTAGAAAAGGTAGATCCTAAAACCAATTATTATCGATATTTTCCCATTATTTTCATGGATGGAAAATTCATCGGTGGTTACACTGAGTTACAAGAAAAATTAGTAAAGTAATATCTTGATTTTTAATTATATTTAAGGTAATTAAAAATGAACATACTAAACACAATAATAATCCCATCTTTGTTATTACTTGTTTTAGATTTAGCATGGATAACAGGTTATATGGGACCAAAATATAATAAACAAATTCTAAATATACAAGGTGAGAAAATGAAAGTAAAACCTGTATTAGCTATACTATCATACATTCTAATGATAGTAGGTCTTACAGTATTTGTGATTCCTAGAATTAGAAAAGGATACGAATTAGAAGATAGTATTCGTTATGGTTTCACATTCGGTATTGTTTTATACGGTGTTTATGATTTCACCGCCGCCGCCGTAATCAAAAATTGGGATATGAAAATAGCTGTGATAGATGTATTATGGGGTGGTTTTGTTTATTTCATAGCTACATATATTAGTAGTAAAATAAAAAATAATTAAGGGAATTTAACCCTTTAATATTGGGTGTTTTTTATAGAGGTTTTTCTCCTCTTTTTTATGTTTACAAGTATATTTTAATATGATACTACACATTTATTAATTTCGTCATTACAATAATAGATAAAAAAGTAGTATGCTTTGTTATGAAAATAACTCATCTTCTTTCTACTTACAACACTCAATAATGTTTCCATCGACATATTTAAATCATTATTCTGTAACGTATTTATATCATACGGATTAAATATGATACGAGTATCATCATAATTATCGTTTGGTACAAGTTGAAGTGTTCTTGCTTTATCTTCATAGGTGATAGACCATCCATCTTTGTATCCCATCTTATTGTCCCAATATTCACAGTCTTTTAACGAAGTTAAGTATATCCAAGCATGTGGATGTTCAAATATACCCTTTTTCTTATGATTATTAATATACACATTTGGATTTTCAAATCCCAACTTTTTTACAACCTTATCAGTTGCTCTAAACAAACACATCATGTTATACTCATGTCTTTTCAAAATCACTCTCATTGAATATTGAAAATAACCACAGTATTGAACTATAATATCATCATCTTCGTATACCAAATTAGGGTCGTATAATATACACCCATTCGGTTTTTTCACAAAGTCACAGTCATGACTTCTGGAATACACACGTTGTTCTTTTGTAGTGTTTTTGAAAAACTCGATATTTTCAAGTTCATTACAATGTGGACATCTTTTTTGATCACACAATCTATTCATCTTGAATTACTTGAAGTAATAAGAATGCTCTACAGGGTTAAAGAAACCCTCCAAAAAATTCATTTTTTTTAGCTTATCTCCATTCCAATTTTTCCAATATCATTACAAAAAGTTAAAGGGAATTTAACCCTTTAATGTTGGGTGTTTTTTAGAGAGTTTCACCCCTCTTTTTTCGTTTAAATAATCCCATCTATATAATAAATGAAAGAGTATAAAAGAATAAAACTTTCTGTTCAGGATAAGTCTATTCTAAGTGAGATTTATGATGAATTGGAGAAAATCAAATTAAGAAAAACATATAGAAAAACGAAAATAAACAATCAAGGACATAAGATAAGAACAGGAGCTTATAAACAAAAAAATGCATACCAAGGATGTTTTGGATTAACTAGATTTAGAGGAAAATCCTTCGAAAGTTATTTTCAAAAAAAACACCCCCATATGATGGTATTATTTAAGAAATTCATTCAGTCACATAACCCTTCGTTTGAATTCAAAAGTGTATACGTGAACAAAAATGTAGTATGTGATAAACACAAGGATAGTTTAAATATGGGAACTTCATTGTTGGTAGGTGTGGGTGATTACAAAGGTGGACAGAGTATGTTGAATGTGAACGGTAAAATAAGAAAATTCAGTATCAAATCAAGTTCAACTATGTTTAACGGCTCTGAAATAGAACATTGGTCTCTACCATTTGAAGGAACAAGGTATAGTTTAGTATTTTTCAATTAAAGGGACTTTAACCCTTCAATATTGGGTGTTTTTTTGAGAGGTTGTCTCCTCTTTTTTTATATAGTTTATTGTTTAAACTCTCAACTTGAATTTCAAATATCTTCCCTCTTTTTTCCTTTCCAAGAAGTTTGAATTTACTAAATCTGTTGCTATATATTTATGATAAGTTGCGTTGCTACAATTACAATCACCAGTAATAGTTTTCCATTCATTTACAGTTCTCCATTCATTATCATTATTTTCTACATATTCTTTGATTTTTTGTTTAATTAATTCAGTCTTTGTTGTATTTGTAAACTTAACCTCTTCAAGGTTTTCAAAGATGGTGTTGGTGGTACGGAGGATATTTTGAGCGTAGTGATTTTTCATCGCATTTTCTTCCTGTATCTTATTGGGATTACTAACCTTGGTGAGATTACGTGAAGTCTCTTTAATTTTAAAGATGGCTGAGGGAACTCTGTTTTTGAAGTAGACTTTTCCAATGAGGTAGTCTTTAACATTGACAGGTTCTGGAAGGTTTACCATTTCTTCCACCAATTCTGTGTGAAGGTTGAAACCCTTCATTAGATTTACCTTGTCTTTTCTTCCACACCATATATTCATTTTCATATCATCACCGTGATTACCAAAGAGTCTTCCAAATGATTGTTCCAAGTTGGCCGCATCGGTTTTTTTACCCACCATAAAGAGGGCATCGGTTAAATGCCATCTATAATTTTCAACAGGGTTCCAAGTGGAACAATATGTTATACCTTCTGTAGCAGCATTATAGGCAATGGTGGCGATACGAGGAAACTTAACCACTCCACCGTTGGAGGCAAGATAGTGATAAACATCACCCACTTCCAAGTTCTTCAAACGATAATATCCAGTTTGGGGGTCTTGTTGGAAATTTTTCCCACAAATGGTAATATCACCATTAAGATTTGGACTATACAGTCTAAATCCTTTTTGGTTATATACCAAAGTGGTCCATTTTCCATCCTTTATAACTTGTGGCATACTGTCGTTTTTCAAAGGGTTGAAAAAGTCTTGAGTCATATCCTGTTTAATATTCGTATTTTCCACCTTGAGCAGAAGATTTACAGGGTGATAATCCACTTTACCATCTATTCTTCTGGTATATACATCTTTCACGGATAATTTCTTCACCACTTTAAGCAAGGTGTTTTGCGGTAAAGTCTCATCTTTGTCTTCGTCAATGATATTGAATACAATGTTTTTAATACCATTGTATTCGTCCTTCACATCAACTTTAAAGATGTTGTTGGAGTAGAGAAGAGGTTCAGCATTCAATACATTCTGAGGTGTTGCAGTAATGAGAAATACTTTATCACTTCTTTCCTTCATCTTAGAGATGACCTTGTCGTATTTAACTCTTGGATTAAAGATATTAGCACCATTAAGTCCCAACTTTTTATACGCACCAAGACAATGTGCTTCATCAATAAAGAGAACGAATTTTTTATTGGACTCATTAACTCTTTCGTAGAACTTAGTCATCGTGGCGTGATGATCGATAAACACAAATAATTGTTTTTCATTCTTTTCAATTACTCGTTCAACATCTTGCATATACTTGTCTTTGGTGTAGTCTTTTCCAAAGTCAGAGTCATAATGGAGAGGTTGATTAAAATAGTAATCATAAACGACACATTTATTGACCCCCTTGGAAAGAAGATACTGGATCAATTCCTTTGTCTTTGCGTTATAACGGTTGATAAATTGTTCTTTTTGTTTGATTTGTTTAAGAACAACGATGGGGTTTCTTTCCGTCAGTAGAACCAAGTGAATAAGAGAAATCATCTCAAAGGTCTTACCAGACTGAGGGTAAGAAGTGATAAGTGAAATCTTATCTTTTAGGTCATCAGAAGAGAGATTTGAGTATTTTTCAACTTCTTTCCCATAAAATTCCATAACCAAAGACTTTAGTCTTCTTTCAGAAACTTGAACTTCAGATTCTGGTGCAATAAACTCACTTACAGAAAAAGTGGGTGTTTGTTGTCTTACAGTTCGTCTGAAACGAGAGAAGAATTTCATTTTCGTTAAACGAATGAGTTGATCTTGAATTACTTAAAGTAATAAGAATGCTTTATTGGTGTTAAAAAGTGGTTGAAAAATTCATTTTTTTCCAATTTGGACTTTAACATGAATTCAAATTCAAAAGTTCAAATTCAAAAGTTCAAATTCAAAAGTTCAAATTCAAAAGTTCAAATTCAAAAGTTCAAATTCAAAAGTTCAAATTCAAATTGAAATCCAACTTTAAAAAAAT